CTAATCGACAAAATCTCCACAGCGTGATAGATTCATCAAAACCTACCACAAACCGGAAAACTCAACTCCGAGACCGGCCGACAGTGCATTAAAAACACTACACCATCGTTAAGCAGAGAAGTATCCCTTTCGAGTGGGCACCTTCCCTGGAGTTGCGCTCTGCGGCTGATCCGCAGCAGCTAAGGCACGACCATCCTTCTGGGGCCTGGCTACACCCTTCTCATCCTTTAAGTCCTGAACCTTGTCCAAAAACTCAAAAGATTGAACGCGTCGAGGAAACTCAACCTCGCAAGCGCTTTTCTCATCCTTACGATCTGCCAACGCAGAGTTGTAAAGGGCTAACGCCTTTGGGCGATTAAGCCGCGGTCTCGTCAGACCAGATGAGAGTTGGGTGATAAGAACGTCAGTGTTGCCGCCCGCATAACCGGCAGCACCACTGAAGGTCAAAGTCGCCGTCGAACCCGGCGCCGTGACATCAAACACAACAAACAATATTGAGTTCGTTCCCTCAGTCGCGACTTCCGCCGCTTTTGTATCATTGACAAGTATGTTTGCTTCAACTGCTCCAGCACCAAAACCGTATGCCGCATCGATCAAGCCACCACTACTGGCGGCGAGAAAGACGGCCAAATACCGTCCTGCTGAGCCAAAAGTCAATACATTTCCTGTTACTGAGATATCACCCGTCAAATTACTGCCGGCCTTGAAAACTGCACCGCTTGTACCAAACAACGCGGCTGCAGTCGCAGTGCCTGCAGGACTCGAAACAATGTGCGCCATTGGAAGCGCTTGCCCGAGTGGATTCGTCGTGCGCGGATCAAACAAATCAATGTCATATTCCGCGTACAACTCGCCGATTTGACCAGCGGCGACGCCTTGTATAAAGAGTTGGAAGTTACCCACGTCATACGTCTTGACGTCCGCGTTGTCCGGAACGGACCCAGCGCGGCAATAATGGCGATTATAATCTCGCATAGCATCAACCTCGAGTTCGTGTGCAAACGAAATCCAAGGCTGACCCACCGTTGCACCACGGTAGTTCTCGGCCTGCGAGAGGGACGTAAACGCCGCTTCAGTTGCGTCGTAATTCGTCACCATGACCACTGTACCCTCTTTGGTGGTCGCGCAACGCGTTTCGTAAACAAAACGAATCGCGTGGGCTTTATTTCCTCGTCGACTTCGAGTTTTTCGTGGCGCATACGTCTCGTACTGCGCTGCAATTGCAGACAACCACGGAAACGAAGTGGAAAACGCCGGATTCACCGGAATATCCACAACTTTCTGAAACCCTGTTCCTGTCGAAACGATAGGTCCGAGAGCCTCTCGGTGGGTTATGCGTGTGGCAGCAGATTTGTTCTGCGACACGCGACCCGTTGCGATAGGGGCAGCCATCGTTCGCTGCACCCAACTAACGCCACCAGCTCTTCCCTGCTGGGATTGACGTGATCCCCCCCCGCCCTTTCGCGAGTTGGGTTTGTTGCGATTTTTGCCCTTTTTGGCGGCGCCACCTCGTTTGCCATTACTGGCACTCATTTTATTCGGAATAGCCATTTCTGTGTCCCTCGAATAAGAGTGTTTAACAAACGTAAATCGTGGAGAGGTCGTTCCAGGTTTCCAACTCTGGCCCTTACCTCGCCATTTATCCCTTTGTGGCGATTTATAACCTTTTGGAACATCACTTACTTCTTGCAATCCAACAGACTCAATTTTCAGTGTACAATCTTTACACGTATACGGCACTTTTGTGCTAAACGTGACCACTTCACAGTGGCAGACTGAACATTTCCGCAAAGTCAACTGCGGAGTTTCCTCTACAGCCGCTTGAAAAACTAACGATTCGGCTTGACGGCGGGTTTTGCACTTTCGCAGGATCTTCTCCAGCGGTTCATATGTACTCTTTCCAACATGGAAAGCTTCCATTGAATACAAACGCCAAATTTCCGCATCCGTCTTGTACACGCACTCGATGTCTTTCATCGATATCTGCGTTCCAGGCACCTGGCCTTGGAGCTCAAAAGCAAAGGTCTTACGGATGAACCAAATCAAATCCATTAACTCCTGACGGAGCTGGGCATCAGCCCAAGACTCTATACGCAGTGCGTAACAACGCAACAAAGTCCATCGAACATCGATGAACTCAGATCCCCACAGTAAACTGCACAAGACCTTATCACGCTCGGGTTTCGGAACCCAAATTCCTTCTAAACACAAGAAACTTTGGGACAGAAACTCGCACTCTTCGAGCTTGCGGGGTTCCCAACACGGTGTTTTGGTTGTAACACCAATGCCTGTCCACACACGCGAGATTCCGCGGGGATTGAACCAACCCACAACTTCATTACTTGCCGTGAATGTATTGTCATCACCATTCAGGGCTGCTTCAACATTTTTCATGAAGGCTGAATAAGAAAGCATTTCCTCGTTCTTATCCTGCGACTCAGAGAGCCTGGTTTTTGCCAGAACCAACCAAGCGTAAGCAAACAGTCGAAACAAAATCATCGTGTTATCCACGATGGTATTTGCCGAACCAGACGGGTTCCCAGTATGTTTCTGGACGACTTGACCATTATCGAGAACGATCAGTGAATGAACCACCTGATCGTATAGATTCCAGAGAATCTGCTTATTCTCCGGAGTCCTCTCCGACGGGTGCAATAATTCCCAGCGAATATCTCGCTGTCCTTCCATTGCTTCACGGAAGAGAGACGCATCAAATGAGCTTTCATCTAACTCAAAGGCGTTCGGATGTTTGCTTAAACGCTTGTACAAGCGGTCGAAGCCTCGGTTAAACTTCGAACACCCAACAAACGACCAAGTTTTGTTATTTGAGGAGTAGAACTTTTCGTTCATATCCAAACTCATTCGATTTAAAGCAATTGAATGCTCTGCCGCACTGGCAGTGAATGTTCGGATCTTGTTCTCCGCGAGTTTCTCCTTATCGCGCAATTCGCGCTTCAGGCTCGCAGTCCACAGCGTCATGAACGGCTGATTGGTCTTCAAAGATTCCCAGTATTTCGCCATTACGCGATCATACACATCGGAATCGAGAAACGCCCCCTTATTAAGGAACCACAACGACCACGGGTAACCCGCTGACGTCGTGCGGTCTGCCCCCGCAACAGCGGCAGCTTGGCTAATGACTTTCGAATTTCCCATATAGGGATGGAAATGACGCACTGTCCAATCTCCAGCTACTTTCCACACGTTCTGGTCCAACACAGGTTGGGGAACGTTGTACTTAGCAATCGATTTTGTCATAGCTTCGCTATTCGGCAAGCACATTGCATATTTCTCAACAAAACGAATGTTGCGTGTCTTAAGGAACTCGTCCACAACGGGATCCTTAATCCGCTTGTCCTTGTACGGAACGTATCGTCGAACACGCCCAAGCAAATCCATGTGTGGCGCGAATTGCTTCGCGTCGTGCACATATCCTCGTTTGGGAGGGCCGTCTCCAGCATAGACATCACCTAATAGGGTGTCAAAATACTGGCCACAAACTCGGTCAAGCAGACCGGCTGTGGAGGCCTCACTTAGTTTTTTCGGGGATCAATGACAGCAAGGATACTGTCGTTGACCGGGATATAAACGTTGATCTTCTGATCCGGCACAGTGCCCTGATGGAAGCCAACAACCTTCATATCCGCGGATGCATACACCGCACCCGAACAATTCCCCGGAATCGTTCCAGCATTGTGATAACGATCGTACGCGCGACCTTGCGAGATCGCGGGCACCACATCCGTAGGTTTATCATACGCAACAACATACACCTCCTCTGCATCATTTGATGGCTTACGAAGACGAGTGCATTTTTGTGTCTTTCCCTGAGGGATGGGAACGCACACAAGATCATGGGTCAGCTTTTTCACATCAGCTACCTTAAAATCCTCAGTAGTGCGATCATGGTACGTAACTCGAAAGCTCGTAGCCCTAACCCCATCATCATTCTCAAGTACATGTTCCACAAACACGATAAACCGTCCGGCTGAACCGGAAGAAAAGGTACAATTTACGAATTGAGAGTCTTCACCAACTTTCGCTTCGACCTTACCGACTGTGTCTGGTAGCAAAAAGCGCGGCCGGCCGTACAGTGCCTCAGCTTTCATGCCTTCCAATTTCTTAGCGGCATTCTTCGCCTGGCCAACTGTATACCCCAGCGTTTTGCGAGCTTTTTCAGCTTTTCTCTTTGCTTTCGCCGCAGGATCCACTTTCTTTGGGTGAAGGAACCTGCATGTGCCTTTCTTCAAAAATGCACACGAAGGACCGTACTTGCAAGCAGCTTTCGCTTTCTTTGCTTTCGTGTCCTCCGACTCACGGGTTTTCTTCTTCTTCCCGCCAGACTTGCTCCCCGCCGACTTTTCGTCGCCGAGAGCAGGATCTATCTCTTCAGAATCATCAATGTCCTGTTGAGCGTTCTTTTTGTTCCCGCGATTACGCTTCTTCGTATCACCAGAACCACCGAAGTTCTTCTTCTTTTTCCCTTCGTTACGCTTCTTGGAGGCCTTTTTCTTCGAGCCCCGAATGAGATAGATTGCAACTCCCATGAAAATCAAAAGAGTAATTGCAATGGCCAGTTTTCCCAAAGGAGACTGTCCATTGAACCGGGCAACCAACGTTGTCCACGCATCCTTGGTCTTACCCAACGGATACTTGCTCTCGGTGTCCTTCTTCACTGCTTCGTCCTGCGCTTGATTTATTTCAATAGCGCGATTCTCGAAGCCGATTCCCGGACGACCTTCTTTTCGTGGAGAAGATGACCACAGTGCGCGCAGCCCTTCCCAAGCCTCTTTGGCTTTGGATCCTGCTCGTGCAGCGTAATTCTTGACTTTCACCTCAATCTTTGCGCGTGCACTAGGGACCTCAGACACTTTAATGTCGGGCCCCGCCGCTACTGCAGCAACAGCAGTTGGGTTTAGTTTCAGAGCTTTAACAGCCTCTTCCACCTCACGAATGACGTCGCTCTTTGCTTCGTCACCAGCATGCCGTTTGACGTTGAGTTCATCCTCGTCATCATCTTCTTCCTCGTCATCACTATTCACAGGAGTGACTCGAGGATTTTCATCAGTTTCCGCGACAGCTTTCGCCGCCGCTTCCTCCAACTTCGTCTCCACCACTTTTTCGGCTGCTACAAACGCCTGCTGAACTTGAGCAGGATTCGCGAAAAACGTTCCCAACGGAATCGTTTTAACGAATAGCAAAATCATCGACATGAGAGACCGAAGTTTTCCATAAACCTTCAGTGCTCCTTCGAGACCCAGAGCAAACAGCGCAGGAATAATCATGGCCACAGTGACCAAATCTAAACCCTTGCTTAGAGCCGTCGCGGATTCTTTCCGCTCCTTTTTGCTACCGTTCCAAAAAGTTGCAATAAACTTTCGGACCAGAGCAAATACCAACAACACAGTGTAGGCAAGCTCCATCCAGGTCAAAGCCTCTTCGGCCTTTGATTTTATCTCGGCCCCTTTGGCCAAGACACCGTCCAAGCGGACAGTTGCCGCTGTTTTACACGCAGCGACTTCAGCGCGAAGTCCATCGACTCGCGCGGAGACCTGCGAAATTGCTCCTGTCGCAACT